ATTGGTGACCGATGGCGTGATTGTTGTGGGTACTACGGCCTTGGTGTTTCAGAACGTCACTTATGGTTTTGCACCATTGGTATCGCCGGCCCTGGTGGGTGTTCCAACAGCTCCCACGGCTGCACTTGGGGCCAACAGCTCACAGGTTGCTACTACCGGTTTTGTCCAACAGGAAATTGCCGCGGACCTGGCCACTTTGGCGCCTCTGATGGCGGGTACTGCTGCGGTCGGTACGTCCATCAAATTGGCTCGCGAAGATCACCGCCATCCGACAGACACCTCGCGCGCGCCCCTTGCTTCACCTGTATTTACGGGTGCGCCAACGGCTCCGACGGTACCGCGCTTTGATACGAGCCTTAAATTGATGAACGGGGCGGCAGTTGCTACCCGTGGACATCAGTTTTCCACGTTTACTGCGTTCTCAGGGGCGCTTGCCGGGATTGTCGGACATGTCGGTGGCGTCGTGCACTGCTCCGGAGCTACTGCCAATTCCTATAGCTTGCCTGACTCAACGGCCAACAGCATTCCGCCCGGAGCGACCGTCCGAGTGCAAAACTGGGGAGTGAATGTACTCGGGCTCGCCATCCAGGGCGCAGACAAAATGCAGGAGAATATCGACGGGGCATGGACTACCACGACTCGCTCGATTCCGCCCGATACTTATGTTGATTGCTTGTATATCGGCACGGGTCTTTGGTTGCTGACAGGGCCGGGGGTAGTGGGGAAAACACGTCCTTTTGGAGCATTGTTAGCACTTGCGGGTTATCAACGGTTACCTTCCGGCTTGATCATGCAATGGTTCACAGCGAATTTTGTGGGACCGTATAAGGCCGTAGCTTTTAATTTGCCAATTGCTTTCCCGAGTCAGTTTTTGGGGTGCAACGTCAGCATGACTGAGAGCGCCATTTATGACAGCACTGGTCAGCCCTTTGTGGCGGGCATGCCCAATGGCCTTGGTCAGGTACTTTTGCAGTCCAATTACACTGCCAGTGCATCGGCGGTACGCGTCCTTGCTTTTGGAGTTTGAGGAGAACCACTTTGATTTATTCCAGCAAGACTACGGGCCAATTTCACGAATTCGGCTACGGCCAGATACCAGCAGACGCGATTGAAATATCCGCCGAACTGCATCAATACCTAGTGGGAGGGCAGACGACTCAACATATGATCAACTTTAATACGGAGCCGCCCTCTCTGATGGACCGACCACCGATGTCGGTCGAGCATTTGGCTGAAGTTGAGCGACTTTGGCGTGACGCCCAGCTGATGGCAACTGATGGCCCCGTGACCCGTCACCGTGACGAGTTGGAAGAAGCCATTGCGACCACGTTCACGGCCGAGCAATACCGCGAATTGCAAACGTATCGCCGAAAACTGCGTGATTGGCCGCAAGAGGGAAGTTTTCCCGAGGTGGCCCACCGTCCGATAGCACCCTCTTGGCTAGTTGAACAAGCCCAATGACGCCCCGCAACCCCGGGGCGTTTTCTTTTTCTACCCAAAAAATCCGCAACACCCAACAGCCCCTTCCCAAGGGGCTTTTTCGTTCATGGAGAACCCCAAATGGCAGAACGCCAAACCTATACCGTGCTCGTTCCATTCCCCACCGGGGGTGGTCATTGGTCGAGCGTCGGCCAGCAACTGCAATTGCTCGACGTGGAGGCCCGTGCGTTGCGTAGCGCCGGTCGCCTCGAGTTGAAAAAAATCGAGGCGACCGATCCGGCCTCTCCATCCATCGCGGCCAAGAAAGCCGCTGCCAAGAAGGCTGAATAATCATGGCTGAGGTTTTGAATTTCGAGCACAACGGCATCACCGTCAATGCCACTGAATCCCCCGAGGCCATGGGTGGCCTGGGAGACAACGTCATCGGTCTGATCGGCACCGCGCCGAACGCCGACCCGCTGATTCCACGCAATGCGCCATTTCGCATCAACAGCTTCACCACCCAGGCGCTTCTCGATCCAACCGGCGACGAAGAGGGCACCCTGTATCACGCGGTGTTCCAGATCCTGAAGGTGGTCAAGGTGCCGGTGTACGTGGTGATCGTCGAAGAGGGCGATACCCCGGCGGACACGCTGAACAACGTTATCGGCGGCATTGACCCGTTGACCGGCCGCAAGCTCGGTCTGGCGGCATTGAGTGGCGTGGCTGAAGACCTGACCATCATCGGCGCACCGGGCTTTACCGGCACCAAGGCCGTGGCGGGTGAGTTCGCCTCCTTTGGCAAGCGGATCAAGGCTCGTGTGGTACTCGACGGCAAGGATGTGGCTGTCGCCGATCAGGTGACGTACAGCGGGGAGTTGGGTGGCGCGGAGCTCGGTTTCGACCGCTGCCTGCTGGTGCACAACATGCCGTCCGTGTATTCCAAGGCCGCGAAGAAAAACGTGTTCCTCTCGCCCTCGAGCCTGGCCATCGCCGCCCTGGCCAAGGTCAAGCAATGGGAGAGCCCGGGCAACCAGGTGACTTACGCCGAAGACGTGTCGCGGGTGGTGGAATACAACATCCTCGACACCTCCACCGAGGGCGATCTGCTCAACCGCTACGGCATCAGCTACTACGCCCGCACCATCCTCGGGGGCTTCTCGCTGCTGGGTAACCGCTCGGTCACCGGCAAGTTCATCAGTTATGTGGGCCTCGAAGACGCGATCAGCCGCAAGCTGGTCAAAGCCGGCCAGAAGGCCATGGCCAAGAACCTGACCAAGTCGTTCATGGATCAGGAGGTCAAGCGCATCAACGACTGGCTGCAAACCCTGGTTGTCGACGAAACCATTCCTGGCGGCAGTGTGTACCTGCACCCGGAATTGAACAGCGTTGAGAAGTATAAAAACGGCACCTGGTTCATCGTCATCGACTACGGCCGCTACGCGCCGAACGAACACATGGTTTATCAACTCAATGCCCGCGATGAAATCATCGAGCAGTTCCTGGAGGATGGTCTCTAATGTTTACCAACCGTGTAAGACAGGCCATCGCGGCCACCCTACAAGGCCTGCCGTTGTCGGCGACCGTGGAAGAGTTCACCCCGCCGAAGATCGAGTTCGATATGGAACCAATGACCGGCGGACGCTTCATCGCCGAGGAAATGGCCAAGAGCGGCAAAGTGCTGGGCGCCACCCTCATTCTGCAAGGCGCCGGTCCGGAAATCATGCTTGCCCTGGGCGTGAAACTGGGCGATGACATTCTGCTGAACGTGCGTGAAGCGGGACAGGATCAGGACGGCAACACCTGGTTCACCTATCACACCGTCGGCGGCAAGCTGAAATCTCTTGGAGAAGCCGCGCTGAAAATGGGCGACAAACCCAAGACCACACTCGAACTCTCCTGCCGCACCTACAACCGTCTCGAAAACGGCATTCCGGTGATCGACATCGACGTGCGTACCCAGAAGTTCATGCTCAACGGCGTGGACATTCTCGGTGATGCCCGCCGCGCAGTGCTGATCACATAACCCCTCGCACTACCTCATTACAACTCAGCTAAACGCAGTCCCTGTGGAGAGCGAGCCGGCTCCCACAGGTTGCACACCCAAGGAATTCATTTCATGTCCTGGACACCTCCCGTTCACGCCCTGTTGTCGCCAATCACCGGCGACGATCAGTCGGCCATCGAACAGATTCAACTCAAGCCGTTGTACTACGCCGCACAGAAAGAGGCCCTGGCCCGTGCCGGCGATGATGAGGACGACCAGTTTTTCGAACTGGCTAAATTGGCCACTGGTCTTTCAGTCAAGGAACTCGACCAGCTCAAACGCCCGGACTACGTGAGCATCGCTCAGTACGTGCATGAGATGTCGACCCGTCCGGCGTCATATTTTCTACAGCCGGATATCGAAGCCGAAGCCGTGGACGATCCCGATCAAGTGCAACTGCTGCAACCGCTCAACGTGGCCGGCCGCAGCATGACCTCCCTGACGCTGGAAATGCCCGTACTACGCGCCACTAAAGCGATGAAAAAACTGAAAACGGCCAAGGAACGCGCCGAGTTCATCACCGCCCATTGCACC